CCAACGTAGATGGTGGGCTCCATGGTTTGCGAGCTTCTTTTTTAGCTCGAGTGTCGGCAGAACGTGGTGTTCTGTTTGAATTGTTGTTATCTTTTTCAGTCATAACTATTACCTTTTAACATATTTTGCGTACTCTTTCAAAGGTACGTTTAATTTTTTTGCCATTTGAACTTCACTTGGAGACAGTTTTATCTGTTTTTTACCAGAATTACCGCTTACTCTGCCAGCTGAAGCAACCTTTTGTGATGGCTTAGATTGGGCTGATTCTCCAAAATAATCAGGGTGTTTAGCCTTAATTCTTTTGTTTACCTCAGTAAAATATTCATCACTTTCAATTACAAAACCCTCATCTTCTAATTCTTGATGTATTTTAACGCCACTTTCGTGCATAACTGGATTATTTAAAAACCAATCATTACCGTTTTCAATCCACCCTTGCATTTTAGGAGAAAAGGTACTTTGTTGTTGAACTTGTGGTTGTACATAGTTTTGTACATTTTGATCTACTAGATTTTTTTGTCTTGCAATATTTAATTTACCTTCTTGCACTTTTTGCTCTTGTACTGCTAATTTAGCTAAAACATCTTGAGCTTGAGCAACTTTTTCGTAATCAGCAACTTCATGTGCTTTTTGTAAAGATGCCATAGCTTGTGCTTTTTGTGCTTCTAATCTAGTTTCTGATTCTGATAAGCTATTTTGTTGAACTGTATTTACAGAAGTTTCAAGTCTACTAACTTTGTGCTGTAACGACTGAGCATACTGCAAAGCAGAATCTTGACCTCTTTCAGCCTCTCTTAGCTTTCTGGTTAGTGTATTTATTCTTTTTTGTACTTTATCTGAATAGTCTTGTAATTCTTCTTTATCAGATTCGACTTCAGATTCAACATTATTGTTGTCTTCACTTTGTACTAATTCAGTTTGTTCTTCAGATGCATCCGTAGACTCAACACTATCATCTAATTCTACTATTTCACCTTCTTCAACTATTTCTTCGTTTTTTACTGCTTCTTCAGCCATTTTTTCTCCTTATACTGCAAGAATATCATCAGGATCAAGTATGGTAGCTATAACCTCATCATCATTTATGATACGGCACTCGGACTCGTCTCCAAGTTTAAACCTAGCTCCTGCATACCTGCCTATTAATACCCATTGTTTTTCCTGACACCAAGGATGATCAAATTTACTTGCATCCTTATAGCAATCAGGACCCATTTTTACCACATAACCAACAACCGTAGCCAAAGATTCTCTGTCTACTGTTTGTTGAACTAAGTGTATTCCACCTTCAGTAACCGCTTTACCTTTATAGGGCAGGATTAATATTCTCCACCCTGTAGGTTGTGGCATACGGTCTAAAAATGATTTTTCTAATAACGTTGGATCTAAAACTCTCGCTGATTGTGATACGTAGGCTGAATTTTCATTAGTTTCTTCAACCTCTGTTTCTTGCGAAGTTTCTTGTTCTTGTTGTTCTTTGAGTTTTTGTTCTGCTTCTATTGACTTGGCTACGTGGTCAGGTACCTGTATCTTTGATGTCATCTTGTATGTTTTTCCCTAGCAGCTCTCTAAATATATTTTCTGCGTCAGCGAGAGAACTGTACCGCCCACGCAAAAACTCGTACTGAGAAAAATCACTACAGCCTGCTAACATAGCATCTTTAGTGTCTTCTCGCCTTGCTTCTATTTCTTTTAAAAACTTTTTAGCAAGCCAAACCGCATCCATCAATAAACACCAGAAAACTTACCGCCAAACTCTGCAATACCCATGCCTCTAGCTTTACCTTTGCCCATACCAGGCTTAGGTTTTACATTTGTATCAAAAGTTCCTTGGTTTGTTTTCAAAGATACGCTGCCTTTGTTACTGTAAGGATTTTTATTTTTCATTACAGTAGGTGTTTTTTGTTGATTGATTTCTGTTCTTTTAATCATGTTTGGTATTATGAATACTTAAATTAAATTTTGCAACTATTAATTTCTGGTAAGTAAATCTAAATTTTTAAATTCACGTTGTTGATCTAGTCTAGCTCTAGCTGTCTCATCACGCATTTCAGCAATCTCTTCTGATGTGTCAATTCTTTCTCGATCTATTTGAGCTCTAGTTGCAGCGTCTTGTGCTTTTCTATTTTCTTGTGCTACAAACTGTTGTTGCTCCATAGCCAATTCTTGCCCTTTAAGGGCTAACTCTTGTTTTCTTATAGCTACTAATGGATCCTCGTCATCAGGAGAAGCTATTTTAGATGTATATTCAGCAATAAGCTGAGACATAATTGGAGCAGAAAATTGTGCTAATAAATTATTAGCCTCTCGCATTATAGCTTGCTGTTCAGCTGGGCTAACTTGTTGAGCTTGCTGTTGTAATTGTTGGAACTGTTGCATAGCTTCTGGCGGCATTTGTTGCTGGGCTACAATATCAGCTTTCATTTGTAAATGTTCCATAATATGTGCATGTATTAAAGCTTGCACCTGTGCGTTCATTTGAACAGGAGGCGTGTTTAATAAACTCATGTGTGTTGCAATATGTGCATCATGATTTTGTTCTGGAAAAGCTTTAGCAGGATTACCTAGTAGTAATGCGTTATTTTCAAAACCAGCTTCTTGTGGTTGTGGTTCAGTTGATGGTGGCGGCATTAATATTTGTTCAATATTATCCACTCCAATTGCAGCATACATACGTTTGTATGACTCGTAAATACCTGATGCGCCGTGTACTTCTGGGTTAGATTGCACTAATTGCATCATTTCTTGTGCCATAGCAATACGTTGTGATTGACTGAATATATCAGGATTAGATATAGGAAAAATATCAACCCTTTCATCAAAATCAGTTAATTTAATACTGTTATTAGCATTTGCTACGTTATACGGATACTCTTGCGGTAAATATTCTTGAAATACATTAGAGAGAATACGAAATTCTTTCTTTTGTGAGTTATGTAGTCTTTTATGTATAGCAGACAAAACTTTTGTAGATCTTTCAAGTAAGGCTAATGTTGTACCAACAGGAGCATTTGGATTACCTTGACCCACGTTAATTTCAGCAATAGAAGCAAACCTTTGGCCTGCATTTACCAATAAATTTAATAAGCTTAAAAGTGTTTGACTAGGCTCTTTAAAAGGTAATGGCTGTATAGCTTGCCCTAAAATACCACCTGGAGCATCAACATCTCTAAATTCACCTGGTTGTAATGGTGTATCTTCGTCTCTAATCCTAATTCCACGCGTTTTAAACCCTGCAGGTAAGTTTGCAAGGGTACCAGCGTCAATTAACTGCCTTAATATGCTTGTAGAAGCCTTTGAAAGACCGCCTATCATGTGTGTCAAACCAAATCCATAGAATCCTAGGCCAGGTAAAAACTTAAAGTGCACAAAATACTCTATTTTTTTACGTAATGGGTCATTTTCTGCATAATTACGGTAAATACTCAAGACACTATTACTGCTAGCATCTATAGTTACGATATAAGGTAGCTTTACCCCAGTCATGTTACCGTTTTCATCTACATCTTCAAAGCCATCTATATCTAAATTACAGTGTACTTCGTATAAAACAGATACTTCACCTAAATCATAACTAGGTTCAAGGCCTGATAACTCATCTATTTCTTCTTGAATTTGGCTATTTTCAGGCGAATAACTATTGCTTACGTCAACTTTCTTGTAAAAACCTATAGCTTGCAGCTTTTTAAGCTCATTTTCAGGCATTTTTACTACATTTGTTATTCTAGGACAGGTTTCTAAGTCAGTTGAGAAATAAGGAACAATTAAATCCTCTGGTGCTATAAATTTAGATACAGCTCGACCAAGGTTTTCATCATAATATATTTTTTTGAAGGCTGAACCTGCTAGAGGCAGATAAAAAAGCATTTGATCTAACTCTTCATCAAACTCTTCCATAACATGCACAATTTGATAGTTCATAAAATCAGCAACTCTTTGTGCTTGTTCTTCTACTACTGAATCATATTTGCCAACTACTTGAGTTTTTACAGGACCACCTGAAGGTAATAACTCTTTGTAGGCTTGAGCTTGGAAATTGGTTACAGCTTCACCTAACAAGGGGTGTATGACACCAGATGCACCAGCAAAAGGCTCTGACCTTTCTTGGTCAAACTTCATGCCTAGGTACTTAAGACCGTCTGTATAAGTTTTTTCCCAGTCTTCTCTGGAAGATTTATCTTTTTCAATACCTGCTGTTAATTCTATAGATATTGTATTTAGTTGGTTGTCGTCCAAAAACTCAGCTAAATTAGATCCAAAGCCATCATCTATTGGCATGTCATCCATTCCACCTAAAATAGCACTACCGTCTTCTTGTAATTCAAAATCCTCTTCGTTTGCTTCTTCTATTGCCTCCACAGCAACCGTCATATCTTCAGTACCTTGTAAAGAATCTATAGGTTCTGGGGTGTTGTCTTGTTTTTCAATTGCCATTAGTAATATGCCCTTTTAATTACCGCTCTTTCTTCGTCTGCATAATCATCATGTAGCGAAACCAGACCGCCCTCCCTAAAACGCATTAGGGCTTGAGACATAGTATCACATAAATCGTCATTTTTACCAAAAGGAAAGGCTGCACATTCTTCAATCATATCTTCTGCAAACTTTTTTTGTGGTGCCCAAACTAACCCAGATTCAAATATAGGTGCAACAGAGTGCATCCTTGTAGACTTGTCATGTCCTCTAGTCGGGGAGTAATTTACGACAGGTATGCCTAATCTACGTAGTTCGTGTGTAAGTGGCGTACCAGATGCTTTTGCTTCAACCAAAGTCATGTCAGGATCCCAATATTTATATTCTTCGTAAGCTACCCGTTTTAATTCAGGAAAGTCCCATCTACCTTTTTGTGCATCTAGCAAAATAATAGAGTCTGGATCATCAGGGGTGGGATTAAATACACCCCAAGTAGAAATAGCAGAGTAGTCACTATTTTGCTTTTTACTGTAGGCAGTATCATAACTTTGAATAATATATTTTACAGGCGGCAAGGAATCATATTCCCAAGCGTTCCACCACTCACGTTTAATTATAGAACCTTCTTCTGCAGTTGGGGTTTGCATCCACTGGGCGTTCCATTTTTGTGTAGGGAGTGAAGCTTTTACTTTGTTTAGTTCGTCTATATTCCAAAACTCAGGCCACAAAGGATTACCAGAGTCTTCAAAAATTGCAGGAAACTCTACAATATCCCACTGGTCAGCTAGCTCTTCCTTTTGAGCCTCTAATAGTTTTTCTGTAAGATCTAGTGAACTCCACCTAGTCATAACCAATATAATAGCTCCACCAGGCTGTAAACGTTGTCTAGGACCAGAGGTGTACCATTCCCAACAAGCCTCCATAGCTGTAGGACTAAGTGCATCTTGTTCTGAGTGTGGATCGTCAATAATAAGTAAGTCCGCACCACGACCAGTAATAGCTCCACCTACACCTGCTGCGAAATATTCACCCCCTTTGTTAGTTTCCCAACGTCCTGCAGACTTTGAATCGGCTTGTAGTTCTACCTTACTAAATATTTTTTTATACTCTTCGGTATCCATCATGTTTCTAACTTTACGACCAAACCTTACAGCTAGCTCGCCTGTATGAGTCGTTTGCATAATTTTACGGTTAGGTTGCTTACCCATTATCCAAGCAGGAAAATAAGTAGAGCAAAATTCGGACTTAGTGTGTCTTGGTGGCATATTAACGATTAACCGTTTACAAGTACCATTGGCAACTTCTTCTAGCTTTTGTGCAAAAATTTTATGGTGTCTGCCACAAATAAACTCTGGCCACATGTAATTTATAAAATCTAAAAAAGATTCTTGACATTTATTTTGTTGTTCTATTAGAGCAAGACGCTCTTTTAACATAAGAGTTTCGCGTATCTCTGAATCAGATAGATGCGAAAAATTAGGATTGGTCATCTGCTATTATTTTATCTATCTGTTTTTCAATTTGTTTAACTCTATTTTGTGCAGCTGCTCTTTCTACTGCATCATAATTAGTAGATAAGTCTAACTCTCTTTTTCTTTGCTGTAACAAAGGTTTGATTTTAGCCATAGCAGCTTTACTTAGCTTAAATTTACCCCCTGGTCCTATAGCTTCAGATACCAACCCTTTTATGCCAGCACCACGTAAGCCCATAGCATCAACCATACGTTGAGCACCAGGATTCATCATTTGATAAAAAGGACCACCAAAAGCTTCACGCATTTCTGATGGAGGTATTGGTGTTATTGAACCAACATCTGTTGATCCACCAGCACTAAAATTTAGTTTTTTTTTTGACCTAATCCCATACCCATTTGTGGGACGTTTTGTGATTTAAGTTGAGTTATTAAAACATCAATATTATTTATTTGATCAGCTATAGCTTGAGCTGTATCAAAGTCTTGATCACGAATTGCTATATTGTAATCGTTCATAAGGTTATTAATTTCAGCATTTAAAGAAAATATTTGCTCATCTGATGTTCTAGATTGAAACATAGGTTGTTGTTGTGCCTGCATGTTTTGACTAGGTGCCATTTGCTGAGTTGCTAAATCTTTTATGGTTTGTAAAGCAGAATTAATCATACTTGTTTGTGCAACAGTTGACGGACCACCATTAGCCATCATCATAGGCTGTTGTGGAGCTTCCATTTGCGGTTGCTCCATTTGTGCTCCACCAAGCAACTGCTCCATATCTACGCCTAACACTTGTGCTGCTTGCTCTAGTTCAGCCTCAGTAATACCGTATTGTGCTAAAAGTGCGATTATTTCGTCTTCAGTAAGGCCTTGTTGCACTAAAGTTTCAATAACTTGTAAGATTTGTATTAGTCCTTGTTGAGCCTCTTGCATTTCCATTTGGCTAACTTCGCCCATAGGCATTTGTGGTTGCATCATATCGCCTTGCATAGGCATTTGCATAGCTTGTTCTTCAGGTAACATTAGTTAGATACTCCTTGTTCTTTAGGTAAGTAACGCATTTCTAAGCCATAATCAACTGGATTTAAACCTTGTAAACTAAAGTCTGGGTTTTGTGAAATAATTTCTAATAATTTTGGGCTAAAATTGTATGAATATTTTGTATCGTCACCAGTTCCGTAAACACGTTCTTGATATATGACTTTTCCAGCTGGATCTAATCCTGTACCAAGACCTTGTGCTGCTTGTCTTCTTAGCTCTTCATTTGACATAATACTAATAGTATCGTCTCTGACACCTTCTGGGCTAATATATCCCATAGCACCTTCGCCAGGAACACCGTAATATGAAAAGCCTGGTATATCTTCCCCTCCTTCAAATCTTTGAGTGGGTACCTCTTTTAATTCTGGAGATCTATACACCTCTTTCATTCCAATAGTTCCCTCTAGTATTATATCTAATGCTTCTACGCTTAAACCCAGAGCATCTGCTACTTTTTGTCTATCGTAACCAAAACTAGCTAATATTTGCATAGCGTTATTTGCTTTTGTTATACCTGCACGCTTAACTTCTTCTGGTTGTTGAAACGCGCTAAATGGCAAAGAATATTGTAGCAAAGGGTCAATTGTACTTAATATTCTACTCATATCTTTTCTAGCATCAAAACGATCTTGAATACCAGTATCCATAAAGTTGCCGCTAATATCACCACGAAAAGCTATCATATCTAAATCATTAAATACTATATTTGGTAAATCACCTGCTGCAGATTGTGACAATAAACCACTTATTCTACTGGATGCTTCTGGTCTAGTTATATCACCAGCTTTAAATAATTCATATATGGATTGCACATCATTTTCAATTTCAGGATTTTTGATGTAGTAATCTGGACCTATTTTTTTGTTTGGTAAGTCTTTGCTAAACATACTAGGATTTGAGTAAGGATCGTCATAAATTAACGGATTATTGATAGCAAAATATAAAGCTTCAGACATAGTTTTAATTTGTAATGGAGTTAAATCTTCTGCAAATTTTGGATTTTGCAAAAGCATAACTTGTTGGTTATAACCATCAATTCCACCAACACCTAAGTAATATTTAATAAGAGGATTGTCATCTGGGTTTTCATCACCCATTTTGAAAAAATTGCCGCTACGCCTGAGTGCGTTTAAATCTGCTTGTGGGGTTAGTATGTACTGAACAAATCCGTCAACATCTTTTTGGGTGACTGATTTCTTACCTTTTTCTGCCATATTTCTACTCCAAATCGGGTGCAGTCTGTACGGAGGTAATATGAAGTACAAGTGTGACCACACCCTTGTTTTATCCGATTGTATCATTAAAAACAAAAAATACTAGATTCTTTTAAAAATTAAAATTGTGTGAGAGAAATCTTGTACTTGTATATGTATATATAATATAGGGTAGGTTTTTTGGGGGTGGGGGGTCAAAAATATTGTTATGTGTATATAAAAATGGGGGCCTTAGGGAACCTAGTATTATAAGTTTCATGAATAGGATCATCATTTTTAGATCTTAGTATTATAAGTTTTGTGAATAATACTGATCCATAAAAAAAGGGATCATGCGATCCCCTTTTATGATCTTACGATCTGCCGATCTTACGAGTGATACCACATATCCCACCTTTGCACGATCTCGTAAATATTCGGTTCTTCTTTTTTCATGATCTGCTCTTTCAAATCTTTGAAGACAGCTGATCTATATTTATATCGATCTGGTTTATAATCTAAGAATCCCTTATCCATAAAATATGCAAAGTCCTCGCATAAGCTATCTTCTTTCTTGATCCATTCAACCATATCTTTTGCTTCTTCAATAAATGATCTTTTTAGATCAACGAAAGATATAAATAGATCATGTTTAGATTTTCTATTGTTTATCTTTTGATAATCAAGAGCTATTTCTTGCTCTTTGTTCCAGCGTTCTTGTGCGTTCATGTTAATTAACCTCCGTATTTGTTGTTTAACATATATGTATTATAAACTAATTTACTTACAATTTGTAAAAAACTTTTATAAAAAAAGAGGGCAAATAACCCCCTTAATTAATCGTGATGATCTAGATTATTCTAAATCTATATACCAGGAACATATATCCCAAGTAACTGTATCATAATGAACATTTATACAAGCTCCGTCATACCAGTCTAAATACCAGTATTCAATTTCTTTAATTGTTTTGCTAGAATCGGTATATATTCTAAATTCATCACTTGGACCACCCCAAGATAATTGTAGTCTGTAATATCCCTCGCGTTGGTCATCATATGTATAAGGCTCAACATAATCCCAACTTAAAGCTGTTTGATTAACATAATCAAATAAATCCTCGTATTCGTGGAAATAGTTGCCTTTGTGTTTATCAATTACTTTTAATGCTATTTGTTCGCCCTCGGTTGCGTTCTCGTAGTCCTCAAAAAACTGTTGAGCATCTTTGTATATTTGCTCTTGTTCTGCGAACTTGTCGGCTACAAGGTCAATACATTTCTTTTCTTGTGTGTTATTCATATTTTATTACCTCGCTTTTATTAATATGTAATATGTATTATACATGATATTGCTTACAATTTGTAAAATAATGTGATTTTTTTTGCGTGTATGAGGGACTGGCAAAGAAGATGCTATTATTCCCCTCAAACTCATACATATATTTATATTAATAATAATATGTCTTTACAATTTGTCAGTTATCCGTATAATAATAGTTAGAGGTAATAAATAATGATTAAATATTTTTGTGATGTGACAGGCAAAGAGCTTGATATGGATTATCCTATCTATGAAAATGACAGGTTAGATTGGGATAAAAAAGAAATAACAATTTATCAAGATGGAGTAATACAAGGAATAGGTATTGCCGACCGCCTTATATATTGTAAAGAAGAAGCATTAAAGAAATTTCCTGAACTTCAGGAAGATGACTTTAATCCTGAGATTTGGGGGTAAATACAAATGTCTAATACAAATAAAATAAAAATATTTAATAAGAACAATATTATTTATGATGAAGATATAGGGGCAGAGATTTTCCTTAATGGGTGTAAAACCAAACTTATTAAAGAGAAATTTGGAGATATTTATTATCAACTTGATGAGCCTATAGAAAACAAATTATTTATAAAAGAATATTATAGTGAGCCGATAGGAACTAATGAGGGAACTATATTATTTGAACTTGTAAAAAATATATAGGGTAAATAAAAATGTCTAATCCTACACACATAAGCAAACATGTTAATAATTGGTTTAAGGCTCGTTTCTTTGACCACTTAATGCACAAATACAAGGCTAAGACTTTAGATGATATACATATAAAAATGCTTAGCGAATTAGAACAAGAAATTTATATTAAAATCATAAACAAAAAAAGAGGTAATGATGAAAACCATAACTAAAGAATATACAGTTTATAATTTTGAAGATTTAAAACAAGATGATGAACTATG